GGCAAGAAGCGGGGCACGTGCCCTGTGACGTCGCCCGCCTCAGTGGCAGTCGAGCTTTCACGCACGTAATATTCAAAGAGCTTCGCCCAGTTGCCGTTCTCGGCAGGAAAGTAGATGTCGGAGCCGAGCGGGACAGGGCGCACACCCGGCACGGTTTCGTACTGAGTGGCGACGTCGAGTGACACCGTGGTCGGGGAGAACACGTCTCCGTGGACCATGCGGAACTGCACCTGATCAGAGAAGAGCATCATGCCTTCGTTGAACGGCACAGCGTGCGCGAGCTTCGTCACTTTCGTTTCGGTCGCCGCGATGTTCACCACGTCATCGGCCAGAAGGTCGATCACGGTGAGACGGTGGAATGTACCGAAGTCCCCCGCGCGTGAGGCGCAGGCGGTTTCGTCGACGAGAAACCCAAGGCGGTTCTTGAAGAAGAACACGTCTTGAATTTTGCGGCCCACGAAGTTGGGGTGAGGGTTCGTACCCTCGTCACCAACGTGACGCGGATTCCACGAGAACGGACCGAACACGAACGTGCCGTCCTCGATGCGCACGAGCGCGTGAGGCATGGTGTGTGCGTCGATCTTGTTCTTGAGAGAAGGGTCAACCGTTTCCAGCCAGATGCCACCACTACGGTAGACGTAGTAGGCGGTGAAGTTGGAGTCGTCTGTACCTTGGATTTTCCAGAGGTCCAGATTGTTGGGAGTCTCAGGCAGCTCCGTGAAGGACTGCTTGGTGCCTTGGAACGTGAGACCCGTGGGGTTCACCTCGTACTGCTTCTGGCGTGCGCGCTGTTCGGCCAAGATGGTGTCATCGCCAGTGAACGGGCGGTTGAGCCACCAGAAGGAATCAGAGTCGGCGAATGTGTCTGCTTCGAGTGTGTCGAGCTTGACAGTCACGGTCTTGTTGACGACGAACGTGTAGTCGGCAACGGTGACGACGGCGAAGTCTTGCTTCGGGTCGTCGACGTTGAGGTAGTCAGCAATGCACGTCCACGTGACGGCGTTGTCAACCACGGTCAGGCCAACAGTTGTCGGCCACGTGGGTTCAGTCGTCGCGTGTGATGCGCCGGAGCCGCCACTCATCTTCTTATAGAGGAAGCCGTTGGGTGTCGACGGGCGAACCGTGGCACCACGTGCGTACGTGGTAGCAACCAGCCAAGTGGCGCGTTCGGGGAACGCTACGGTCTTCTCGACGCCAGCAAGGTCGAACACCTTGAGGTCGCCGTCAGAGATAACCACGGTGTAGCGTTCGGCTGTATCGCGGTTGATCGTGTGGATGTACGCGTCTGACAGGTCGGATGCAGATAGCTGCACGACGTGTTCTGTCGGAGGACGTTTGCGAAGCCCGTCGACAACGGTGCCGTAAGCGTTGACTTGCACCTCTGCCTGTGAGGGCAGGCGCTGAGTCGCGGGCTGTTGGCTGATGCCGTTGTAGAGAGCCGGGAGTTGGCGATCAACAAGTTTCATCGCCGTGCTCCTTTAGTTTCTGTGACGGGTGTTGAAGATGCGGGTGTCGCTATCGAGGAAGTTTGAGTCGGACGTGCGGCGATCTTCGCGCTGGAGTTCCCCGAGGAGTTCCATCTCACGCTCTTTGGTGAACTTGTAGAGAAGTTCTGAGCCAACTTGCGAGGTCTGAAACACACGGCCAGCGTAGTGCGCGATGTACGCGCGAGCGGCCTGTGGGATTTGTTCGTACGGAAACAGCCAAGTGATGTCCACCAGCACCGTCTCACCAATCACGAACGTGTGGTCTTCACGGTCGTAGAAACGCCGCGTGGCGACTTCGGCGATGACTTCGTAACGCTCTACGAGACCACGGAACTTCGAGTGATTCACGAGAGAAGGATCGACCGACAGCGCGGTCGCGGGGATCGCGATCTTGCCATCGACGTTCGCTGCAAGTTCGTACTCTTCATCGGTGTTGAAGAACCAACCTTTGGTCAGCACTTCACGAAGAGAGTTGTGGAGGACGAGCTGCGCGAACTGCGCATCTTTGATGCCGGTCACTGCCAGCGTGTTGAGCGGGGCCTGACCAATCGACATCAGCATCTGATTGACCGCATCGAGTTCGGTCTGCGGTACGTAAGCGGGAACGAATGCCATTGGTAAGGCTCCATTGAAAAAAGAAAGAAACCCCCCACAGCCGAAGCTGTAGAGGGTTCCATTTAGAGGCGTAGAGTCAGGTCAAACCTTACGGCGTGATCTTGATCTCGACCGCGCACTTCGTGCGAAGTGCGTCGAGGCCCACAGCCATTTCGGCGATGAGCAAGTGGCCGCGCCGACGCGCATCCCACACGGTCTCCATGTTGAGGCCGAGGAGCTGCAGGTAGGCAACCGCCGGTTCGCACCAGACGGCACCGACCGTATTGGTCAGGTCGCCACGGTACTTCGACGGGTAGTCGTTCGGCAGCGCGTCCTCTTCGGACACCGTGCTGGAGAACTGGCCACCGGCCGCAGTCACGATGCCGTCTTCGTTTGAGCTTGTGACCCAAAGGTTGACGTCCTGACCGAAGTAGGGGGCGTTGGACTTGATGATCGAAATGTCCGACACGAGCTTCAACACCTGCTTGCCGACGGTGCTGGCACCGCCGAAGTCACGGTTGATGTTCTTGTCGCTGTTCGCCATCAGATACCACTGCGCGGGCAGGAACACGGCGTTGACCGCCATGGTCTCGACCGGGACTCGCTTCTCGTCCATCGCCTGTTTGGCGAGGTTGACGGCCGAGATGAGGTCCGTGCCGGAGGTCGCGAAGTCAGCAGACATGCCGACATCGGTTTCCTGTACGCTTGAACCACCACCGTCACCGGTGAAGAGTTCAGCGCCACGGGCCGCTTTGACGATCACTTGCGCGACCGTGCGGTCGTCGAACAGCGCCAGAGCGCGGCCGATTTCCGTCGAGTAGGGACCACGAACGTCGTAGTGGTTCTTGAGTTCGTCGATCTTCGCGACGAACGTGTCGGCGATCAGAAGATCGTCGAGGGTCACGACCACTTCCTGATGCTTGATCTTCTGACCAAGGATTTCGGAGCCGGGCGTGTGGTATCGCGCTTTCACGCGGTACGTGGCAGGGAACTGCGCGCTCTTGCCGCTTTCGATGGTGCGAATGCGCACCGTCGGCTTCAGCTTCACGGCAGTCTCGTATGCGGTCAGAACTTCGCCCGCGAACTTCTTGAGGAAGAGCGCATCGGCGTCACCAGTGGCGTTGATCTGACCCAAACGGGAGACAACTGCGTCTGTCATTTGAGTATTCTCTGTAGAGGGAAGGATGAACACGGAGGTTCTTCCGCGACTACACGAACGCTTCCGAAGGAGTTGTCCACCGTAGCGGGCTACTCGTACTGAGTTGAGTTCGTCTTGGAAAGATGGGATGCGTGTGTGTTCTTACACGCATCACAAAAGGAAATTAGCCGCCCTACTTGTGGATCGCGGAGCGGTCGCGATGACAGGGCGCTGGAGGAGGAGACAGCGCTTACTGATTCATGTGCAGGCGGAACGTGCGGGCGAGCGTAAGGTCGCTCAACTGCACGCGTTCGATTTCGATACCGTACTTCCACGCCTGCTTGCGACACGCCTTGGTGAGCGTCTCGCTAAATTGTTCCTGCTGAATCTCGGCCCACATATGTGAGGCAACGAGAGAGCCAATGGCTCCGTAGCAGGAATCTTTGAGAGCATCGTCGACGCCCTCGACTTCGAGGAGCGCCTTCTTTACATCACGGATGCTCGCCGTGATGACACCGCCGACGACGACTAGCTTGCCGTCTTTCGTGGTGAGTGATTGTGCGCCGAGATTGACCGTGCGAGGCACGACGTTGTCGGCGAGAACCTTTTCCACTTCTAGCGGGATAACCCAGTGGAACCCCGGTTCGAGGTGCCTATGAAACTTTCCGAAGCGCAGCACGATGGCGCGCTCGAACTGATCCACGACGACGAAGGGAACGAACCACTGAATGCACGTGAGGAGCACGTCAATGAACTTGTCGAACATTGACGCGCCCTCACTTGTGTGGTTAGAAGCCGAGGTTGACGCCGGCCTTCATGGAAGCGGCGAGCTTCCGCTCGACTTTGGCATGGAACGCTTTGTCGCCCTTCAGATAGAGCGGATCGTTCATGTCGGTCTTGACCTCTTCCTTCGAGTTGTACTGCTCGACCGTGGTCGCAGCACCAGAGCCGCCCGTCTGTTCAACGCGCTCTCCTGACTTGCCCTGCGCCGCGAGGTACGCGGTACGCATGGTCTTCACGGCACCCAACGTGGACGCCATGTCCTGACTCGTCACAGCCGCGTTGTGCGCAGCGATCTGTTCAGGTGTCCAATTGGCGGCACACCATTCGGACATCTTGGTGTACTCGTCTTTGCCACCAGCTTCGCCGTAGACTTCCATCTCGACGACTTTGGCCTGCGCCTTCAGTCCGTTCGCGTACGAAATCGCGTACTCGCGCGTAATGCCGGCAGCTTCAAGAGCCTTCAAGCTCTCTTCGCCGATCTCGCCCTTGGCCGCAAAGTCCGTGGCAGCCGCCGCCATCGCTGCTTCCAGCTTGGGCGTGACCTGCACTTCCGGCTCAACAGCCGCAGGCTTCCACTCAACGAGCGCCTTACGGGCAGCGTCGGCTTCCACCTTCGCAGCGGCCTTTGCAACGTCGTCCGTCGCGGCTGCGTACTTCGCGTTCGCGGCGAGCAGCGCGTCCACAGCCTTGCCCATATCGAGGGGCGGGGTAGCGGCGGGCTTGTTGCGCGATGCTTCGAGTTCCGTGTAGGACTTCGCCATCGCTTCGGTGTTCACCTCACCCTTCTCCGCATTCCAGAACTTCTCGGGAATGTGAGCGGGGCGCTGCGGCTTGTTGGCAGCAGCGACAGCGGCGGCAGCCGCGTCAGCAACAATCTTCTCTGCAGCAGCTTTGTCGCCTGCAACTTTCGCTGCGGCCAGATCACCCGCACCGGTAGGTGTGGCGGTGAACTCAGATGAGACACCGGATGTGCCGTCGCTCACGCGGATGCGAACTCCACGGTCTTCGGCCAGCTTGACCATCGCCGCATCGTGCTCGGCTGAGCCGGGAACGATCTGCGCGGTCTTGTTCACTTCGTCTGTCATTGGGAAATTTCCTCCTCAGGTAGAACTACTGTTGTCCAATCATGCCCTTCGAGATAGCGCCAGCAACCGGGCCAATGGCCTGACTCGCGGCGTTCGCAGCAGCGGTTTGCTGCTGATCTTCTGCAATCTCGTCGTCGGTCTTGATCATTGAATCAAGGTCTTCGAGACCGTAGCCCACGCCAAGACGCCGTACGATCACGGTGAACTTGAGCACGCCTACTGCTTCGGGGAGATTTGCGCGGATGTCCGCGAGCCACGCGCGAAGCTTGTTCACGCTATGGTTGCGGCCGAGTGCCTCGAAGCCTGTCACGATGACGGGGTCGACGATGCCCTCGGGCAACTGTTGGATTTCGCCCTTCTGTTGCATCATCGCCATCTGGCGACGAACGAAGGGAAGCTGAAGCTCAACGGCAAGCACCGTGTAGGTGCCACCGAGAACGTCTTCGATTTCCTGTGCAGTATCCCGAATCTCTTCTGCGGTTACACGTTCGGCGTTGCGCACGGTGCCACTTCGAAGTAGGAACGCGTGCGATAGGCGGAGCGTGAGGTCATCCGCGGCAGCCTTCACAACTTGGAAGTCGGCGTACTTATCCATCTGGAGTACGTCGATGTCGAGCTTGTTGCCGACAACGGACTGGCCGCTCTTCGCTTTGTTGAGGTCTTCGATGTTCGTCGAAGATGCAGGATGAACGAGGAAGATGATCTTCGCAGCACTTGCGGCGAACTGCAGCAGCGCTTCGTAGATACCTTCGAGCGACATGAGGTCGCCGAGGTACTCTTCGCACAGGCCACGTCCCCAGTTCTGACCGGGCACTGCCTGCCAGCGGAGGGGAAACCATTCGCTTTTCTTGATCGGACGCTCGCCGACGGAGCCGGGTACGAGCTTGCCGTTGATCTCTTGATACTCGCGACACTCGTCGGCGGACCATTCGATCACGGTGTAGACGTCGACGTTGTCCTTCTGGTCGTGCGGAACGTCACACGCGATGCGGACGGTCGGCTTGATCGACTTTGGGTTCACCGCCTCTTTGATCACGACGTCAATCGGCACGCCGTTTGGGGCGCGACAGACCACGTACTGATCCATGCGGTACATCTTCAGGCCGCTGTCAGGCATGTGCAGGAGCACGTTGCCGGAGACCACGAGATGCTTCAGAGACTCGAACAGCACGGGACGTGCGGTCGTGGTCTCAATCTTTTTCGAGACTGCCTGCTCGATTTCGGCGAGCTTGGCCTCAGCCTTCTGTGACGTGTCCGCGTTGAGCGTCGCCTTGATGGCGGCGGCAATCTGGAGACGGAAGAAGCTGGTGCCGGGAGGCAGCAGCGCGAGCAGTAGCTTGCTCGCGAGGTTGTTCACGCCACGTGCCCCGAGGGACTGATACGGCGTGGACAACGGTGTGTTGTCGGTGTGACCTTCCGGGGGAAGGAGACCGGGGATGGTGAGCTTCGAGCAATCGCGCGCGCGGTCGAGCACCTGTTGGCGCGCCGATGATGCGTGAGTCCAGCGCGCTTTCGCGTCGAGCGTGACCTGTTCCTGTAGTTGTTCCACGGGTGCTCCTTAAGCGATTTGCGTGCGAGCAAAGTTGCCGCTGAAGCGTGTATTCGCGTTGTACGCTCGCGTGGACTGGGGGATCGTCGGGATCATCGGACGGGGAACCCATCCGGTTGGAATCTGCGGTGCGCCCACGCCAGCGCCGGGCGTCGCGAGGTCGATGCGGAGCGAATTGCGTCCGCGACCGCCGCCGATGGCGAGACCATCGAGGTATGCGTTGGACATATAGATCGGCTTCTTTTCGGCCGGAGCCTTGGGAGCCTTCGGTGTCTTCATGCACACGGCGGATTACCTCTTGAGTGGGTGGCCCTCGTCCTTCTCAAGAAGGCGAAGAAGAAAGTCGACTAGGTCGCGCTTTCCGCTGTAGCGGTGCGCGTCTTCGAGTGGTTCGCCGGAGCGAACGCATCTGTGCGGCAGGTACTTGTCCAGTTGGAGGACAAGGTCCGTGGCGTAGATCGGAAGCTGCTCGATGTTGGACATGGGTCTCCTCGAAAAAAACCCCACAGCGTTGAAGCTGTGGGGTCTATAGCGGGTACATCGGGTGTACCGAGGGGGGAACTTTTCAATCAGCCGAAAGGCGGACGCCAGAGAATCGGGCGTTTTTCCTTGAACTGCCAATCGCTTGCACGAAGGATGCGGGCGAGTCGGGCCATGATGGTCGCCTGCTGTACTGGCTCGTAGTCGCCGGGGCGAAAATCGCTGCGCTTGTACGCCGCGACCACGTGACCCCAAGCCTCCTCGGTGGTCTTCGATACGAGCACCGCCTGAGCCTCAGGGGACTTTGGGCCGACTCCGCGCGCGCCGGGGTAGCCGTCACTCGTGTCGCCGATGATGGTCTGGTACAGGTGGGAACGCATTGCCGCCAGCCCACCGATCTTGCGCGGCTTCGTGTCCTTCCTCGGGTTGTAGAGCAGGGCCGGAACCGACTCCATGTCTTTGTCTTCGGACACGATGATCTTCTCGCCCTTGATGAGCGTCGGGTGTGTCGCGAGGATTCCCATGCAGTCGTCCGCTTCGAGCGCGGGGCGCTGGTAGGTGACGTAGCGTTCGGTGAACCACGCCTTCAATCGCATCAGGTCGGTGGGCTTGCGCACACCTTTGCGATTCGCCTTGTACTCAGGCCACACCGTCTTGCGGAAGTTCGCGTCGGGATCAGAGAGGCAAATGATTGCCTCGTCTGCGTTCAACTTCGTGACCAGCTCCGCGATGTACTCCTCGGCTCCGGCCATCGCCTCGTTGAAGTCGCTGTCGACGGCAGGCGGCGCATCCTTACCGTCGAAGTAGAACACCTTGTCGCACGCTGCTGCGAACTTGTACGCGATGATGTCCGCGTCGAGCAGGAGCGTTCGTTTCATGTTGATAGCTCCGGGTTGTCATCCAACTCAGGGACGTACTCCACGCACTCTTCGGCGTAGACGACGTTGATGA